GTTCAAACCAAACCCCGGCCCCCAGACGCAGTTCTTATCTGCATCGGAAAGGGAAGTGTTGTATGGTGGTGCAGCAGGTGGTGGTAAATCCTACGCTATGCTTGCAGACCCTCTTCATGGTTTGAACAACCCTAACTTCTCTGGGTTGCTTGTGCGTCACACTACGGAAGAACTACGTGAACTGATCCAGAAGAGCCAAGAGTTATACCCTCGTGCTATTCCGGGTATTAAGTGGTCAGAACGTAAGTCCTCATGGATTACACCTCGTGGTGGTCGCTTGTGGATGTCCTACCTAGATAAGGATATGGACGTTACACGATACCAAGGTCAGGCGTTTAACTGGATTGGCTTTGACGAACTTACGCAGTGGCCTACACCTTTTGCTTGGGACTACATGCGTTCACGTCTACGTAGTGCACATAGTAGCGAGTTAGGTTTGTATATGAGGGCTACCACTAACCCTGGTGGCGCTGGGCATTCTTGGGTCAAGAAGACATTCATTGATCCTGCTCGTTGGGGAGAAGCCTTCTGGGCTACTAACATTGAGACGGGCGAGACTATTACGTTTCCTGCAGGTCATAGTAAAGCAGGGCAACCCCTGTTCAAACGTCGTTTCATTCCGGCAAGCCTTTTTGACAACCCTTACTTGGCTGAGACTGGTGAGTATGAAGCTATGCTTCTCTCCCTGCCTGAGCACCAAAGGAAACAACTACTTGAAGGTAACTGGGATACCAACGAAGGTGCGGCATTCCCTGAGTTTAAACGTAGCATCCACGTTATCGAACCGTTTGAAATCCCATCCTCATGGATGAAGTTTAGGGCTTGTGACTATGGATATGGTAGCTATACTGGTGTCGTGTGGTTTGCCGTTGCACCCGACGAACAACTTATCGTTTACCGTGAACTATATTGCTCTAAGGTCACAGCAACCGATCTCGCTGATCTTATCCTTGAAGCAGAAGCTAAAGATGGTGGCATAAGGTATGGGGTGCTTGACTCCTCGCTGTGGCATAAACGTGGTGACACTGGACCTAGCCTAGCTGAGCAGATGAACATGAAGGGTTGCCGCTGGCGTCCGTCTGACCGTTCAAGAGGCTCTCGTGTAGCAGGTAAGAACGAGTTGCATCGTAGGTTACAGATTGATGAGTTCACTGAGAAGCCTCGCCTTGTATTCTTCTCTACGTGCACAAACGTCTTAGCTCAGTTACCTACTATTCCACTGGATCGTAAGAACCCTGAAGACGTAGACACGAATGCTGAAGACCACCTGTATGACGCAATCCGTTATGGCGTAATGACTAGACCCCGTAGCTCCCTCTGGGACTTTAACCCTGCAACTCAACGGACAGGCTTCCAAGCCTCAGACCCCACCTTCGGGTATTAAGGAAATAGAATATGGCAGACATGGACGAAACACCGTTTGAAACGGATGAAGTGGTTGCAGCAGAGAAGCCTGATGATAAAATCATCTCTTCAGCTTCCTCTATTGTATCTTTCGTTGAGGGTCGTTTCAAGCGTTCAGAAGACGCACGACGTGGTGACGAAGAACGTTGGATGAAAGCATACCGCAACTATCGTGGTATCTACGGTCCTGATGTGAAGTTCACGGATACGGAAAAGTCTCGTGTGTTCATCAAGGTTACGAAGACTAAGACGCTGGCAGCATATGGTCAGATCGTAGACGTGCTCTTCGGTAACAACAAGTTCCCTCTGTCTGTTGAGCCTTCTGTCCTGCCTGATGGTATCTCTGCAGCCGTTCACATGAACATTGATCCTAATGTATATACGGCTACGGATGCGCTTAAGACTGCCTTCCAAGACGAACCCGCTAAGCCATACCTCATTGGTCCTGACACTAAGCTCAAGCCCGGTGAAACTCTCCGTGATCTGCAGACACGTCTTGGCCCTCTAAAGAATAAGCTTGCTCCTGTATCCGAGAAGCTGATTGAAGGTGAAGGCGCTGGGCCTACCACTGTCACATTCCATCCTGCTATGATTGCAGCTAAGAAGATGGAGAAGAAGATCCACGATCAGCTTATGGAGTCTGGTGCAGCTACCCACCTCCGTAGCATGGCATTCGAGATGGCACTTCTTGGCACTGGCGTCATGAAGGGTCCGTTTGCTGTAGATAAAGAGTATCCCAACTGGAATGAAGCAGGTGAGTATGACCCTCTGATCAAGACTGTTCCTAAGACGGAGCATGTTTCTGTATGGGACTTCTACCCTGATCCTGAAGCTCGTAGCATGGAAGAAGTAGAGTATGTTGTGCAGCGTCACAAGGTATCTCGCACTGAGCTTCGTGCACTGCGTAATCGTCCTTACTTCATCAAAGAGGCTATCCAGACTGCTGTAGACATGGGGCCTGACTATGTTCTCAAGCACTGGGAACAGAAGATGGAAGATGATGACTCGCTTCCTAGTGCATCTGAACGTTGGGAAGTGCTGGAGTTCTGGGGCTTCGTTGATGCTGATGTTATCAAAGAGCATGGCGTTAAGGTGCCTTCTGCACTCAAGGACGTAGACCAGATCAACTGCAACATCTGGGTCTGCAACGGCCAAGTTCTTCGTGTTGTGCTTAACCCGTTCAAGCCTGCACGTATCCCCTACTACGCTGTTCCTTACGAGCACAACCCCTACAGCTTCTTCGGTGTAGGCATCGCAGAGAACATGGATGATACGCAGTCGCTTATGAACGGCTTCATGCGTATGGCTATTGATAACGCTGCACTGTCTGGCAACCTCATCATTGAAGTAGATGAGACTAACCTTGTTCCCGGTCAAGACCTTTCTGTGTATCCCGGCAAGGTGTTCCGTCGTCAAGGTGGTGCTCCAGGTCAGGCTATCTTCGGCACTAAGTTCCCTAACGTCGCACAAGAGAACCTGCAACTCTTTGATAAGGCTCGTGTCCTTGCAGATGAAAGCACTGGCTTCCCTAGCTTTGCTCATGGTCAGACTGGCGTTCAGGGTGTAGGACGTACCGCTTCTGGTATCTCTATGCTTATGTCGGCAGCTAATGGTTCCATCCGTAGTGTCGTTAAGAACGTAGACGACTACCTGCTTCGCCCTATCGGCAATGCATTCTTTGCCTTCAACATGCAGTTCGACTTTGACCCTGACATTCGTGGTGACTTGGAAGTCCATGCATCTGGCACGG